GAGCATCTATGACTATAACTTTTGGTACAACTGATACAGATACAGGAGATACAAAATATACAGGTAGTGTATATATGACCTCTGCTTCTCTATCAGCTCCAACAGAAGAATCAGCTACTTTTTCTGCTTCTTTTCAAGGAACAGGACAATTAACTCAGACAGTTAATTAATATTAATTAAATTGGTAATCCCCTCTTGCTCTTTTGTTATTGAGAGAGCATTTGGGGAGAGCCGATTACTAAAAACTCAATAACAATGGAAGATTATAATTTTGTAGAAATAGATGGGGAAAAATATCCCATACGTTTTGGAATGAATGCTTTAAGGAAGTATGGTAAAAGAACAGGTACAACTTTAGCAGATTTAGAAAAATTAGGTCAAGATATAGATTTAGAAAATGCCTTACAGTTAGTATATGCAGGGATAGAAGATGGGTATAGAAAAGCAAAGCAAAAATGCGAATTAGATATTGAAGCCTTAGCGGATTTGATTGATAATGATTATGGAGCTTTATCTTCATGTATGGATATACTTACAAAACAGTTAGGAGGCAATAAAAAAGTTAAAAAAGGAAAAAAGCAAAATCCCAAGTAGGAAAAGAACTTACTTGGGAAGAAATAGAAAAGGTAGGATTAGGGCAGTTAGGATTAAAAGTAGAGGAGCTGTATGATATGCTACCAAAACAATTTTTTAGAATGTGGGATGGATTCTACGAGTTAGAATTAGCCAGAGATAAAAAAGAATGGGAAAGAGTAAGATGGCAAACTTGTTTATTAGTAAATATACATTTACCAAAAAACAAAATACTAAAACCAACAGACCTCTTTAAATTTAAAGGAGAAAGGAAAACTAAAACTGATTATGAAAAGTTGAAAGCAAGAGCGGAATATATTAAAAAAATGGAGGATAGTAAAAATATAGACAATGGCAAATAAGAGTGTAGGATTATTAACAATAGCTTTTGGAGCTGATTTAAGAGGCTTTGATAGGGCTATGAAAAAAGCATCTTTCAAGATTAGCAAGTTTGGAAAGTCAATGTCTAATATTGGAAGAAATTTAACAGCAGGAATAACAGTACCGATTTTAGGAGTAGCAGGAGCATCTGTAAAATTAGCATCTGATACTGAAGAATCATTAAATAAAGTAAGAGTAGCCTTTGGAGATTCTGCCTCAGATGTAGAAAATTTTGCTGAAACCACTTTAAGTTCTTTTGGTATATCTAAAAAAGCGGCATTAGAGATGACCTCCTTATTTGGAGATATGGGTACATCATTAGGCTTTACTCAAAAAGATGCTGCTGCCATGAGTATGGAGCTAACTGGATTAGCAGGAGATTTAGCATCATTTAAAAATATCCAAGTGGATGTAGCACAAACCGCATTAGCTGGAGTATTTACAGGAGAAACAGAATCTTTAAAAAAGCTCGGTATCATGACCACCGAAGCTACATTAAAAGAAAGTAAGTATTTTCAATCATTAGGAAAAACTTTCAAGCAACTTACTGCTCAAGAAAAAATCATGGTACGATATAGAGCCATAGTAGAGCAGACAGCTAATGCTACTGGAGATTTTACAAGGACATCTGATAGCTTTGCAAATCAGACCAGAATTTTACAAGGAGAGCTGGAAGAATTAGGAGCAGAGGTAGGTACTATTTTATTACCAAAAGCATTAGAGCTTATAGGAGTATTTAGAGATATGGTAGATAGATTAAGAAATTTATCTACTGAGCAAAAACAAACCATTATTAAGTGGGCAGAGTTTGCTGCTAAACTTGGACCTGTATTGGTACTATTCGGGAGTTTAGCAGGAGCAGTAGGAAAGATAATAGGGATGTTTAGAATGTTAGCTACATTAAATCCTGTGGGAGCTATTGTTACTGTCTTTACTTTAGGGCTAACTGCTGTATCAAGTTATGCTAAAAAGTTAGAAACTACTGCAAGTATAAGTGAAAAATTAAAAGGAATCAATGATGATTTATTATCTCAATCTAAAGAGCAGTTAAAACTCAATAAGGCTAATGTAGAGCAAATGATTGAAGAAACTGAGGCTGCTTTAAAAGTAGCTGAGGCAGAAAGAGATGTGGCAGAACAAGCAGGGAATATAAAACAGCAATTTGCAGGGGTAGATAAATTTGATGTAATGAGCGGAGCAGCATCTAATTTTGGAGCGGCAAGAACAAAAGTAAATGAATTACATACAGATTTGGAAAATCTAAAGATGTCATTAGCCGCTATTAATGAAGCCATAGAACAGCAACCCGAAATAAAAACAGGACCAAAGAAGAAATCATCTTTGGATTTTAGTTCAGGAGGCTCAGAGGGAGAGAAAGAAACTGTAAAAACAAAGATTGATTTGTTTAACGAGATGAAAGATGCTTATGCTGATGCATTAACAGAGATGGATAATAAAGATAAGCAGAGGTATATAGATGGCTTAGATAATGAAGAAACTTATCTCAAGAATCTAAAAGAGAATGAGGAGGCTTTTTTAGAAGCATCAAGAGAGATGTATCAAGAGTATGGTCAAGATGTATCTGAGATAGATGGACAAATCTTAGATAATAAGATTGCTAATATGGAAGCTACTAAGGAACATATGTCTATACTTGATCAAGCGATGCTATCAGCAGGACAAAGCATAGGAACATCATTATCTCAAGGGGCGGCAAGTTTTAAAGAATTTGGAGCAGGAGTAACAAGTATTATGAGAGATGTAATAGCAGCTACAATATCTCAAGGTATAGCCGCTTCTGTTGCTAATGCTCTAAATACTGCAAAAATTTTACCTACTTGGATGATTCCTGTTGTAGCAGGAGTAGCGGCAGGATTAGCCCGTACTGCTTTCAATACTTTAATTCCATCCTTTGCAGATGGAGGTATTGTAAGCGGACCAACATTAGGATTAATGGGAGAATATGCAGGGGCAGGCTCTAATCCAGAGGTTATTGCTCCATTAGATAAATTAAAAAGTATGATGGGAGCATCCCAACAAAGAATAGAGGTAGTAGGGAGAATAGCGGGAGATGATATTTGGCTATCTAATGAAAAAGCAGGATTTAATAGGTTTAGAGCAGTATAATGGCATTTGCAAAAAGATATTATTCTAATTTTAAATCTCTTGCAGGTTATAATTATAGATTAGAAATATGGCAAGAGGATTATACAGGTAGCTCTTATGAGATATTATTAGGTAAGGGAGGACCAAAACTTTCATATAAAGCAGATAAAGATGATAGATATGCTTCTATAATAGCTTCTACATTAAAAGTACCAATAACAATAGCAGTAGGTACAAGCCCTAATATTGTAGGTACTTTGGATTTGATAGCTTTTCAAGAAGAATTAAGAAACTCATTAGAAGAAAAACAAGTCTATATACATCTATATAGGAAGGGTACATCGGGAACAGTAAGCGGAACAAGACCTCTATGGAGTGGATATGTATTAATAGATTTTACAAGCTCGGTAGATGAGAGTTATCCTAATGAATTTAGCATAACAGCTACTGATGGATTAGGGATATTAAAAAATATAGATTTTGTAGAGGATGGAGCTACTGCGCCTTATGATGAAATGGATATTTTTACAACCTCCAAGAGATTTACAGAGTATATCTATCATATATTAAATAGTATGGGGGTAGCTACTACATCAGAAGGAGCGGGGGAGAATTGGAGTTACTCTACCTCAGTAGAATGGTATAATGAGGAACATCAAGGAACAACAAAGGCTTATGACCCATTGTATTTAACTAAGGGGAAATGTATGCATTTTTACACCCCCGAAGAACAAGATGATGGCTCAACAATATATAATGCAGATGATTCTTATAAAGTGTTACAAAAGATATTACAGGCTTGGGGATGTAGGATAGTATATTGGCAACATAGGTATCATATTATACAGATTGATACTTATGAAAATAGTGCAGGGGGTACATTTGCATCTCCATCTAATATAAAAACAAGGATATATGATAATTCTAATAGTAGCGTTTCAAATTTAGATTACTTAGGTAATAATTATTGGACTCCTTATGAATTAATAATAAATGACCAAGTATCTACACCCGAATATATTAAAAAACTATCTACTACTAAATATGATTATACTACTCCTATTGCTAAGGTAGATGCTAAATTTATAGTTGGGGGAGCTACCAATCATTATATGGGTTTCCCTTTCCCTTTCTTAGGAGGGGTAAATAAAGAGAATACGCAAAAACTTAATAATTTACTTGGAGCAGATAGTCTTTATGTAGAATTTGAGCTAACCTGCGACCATAATAACGCTAATGGAATCCTTAATGGAACAAATTTAGGGAGTGCAGATGCGAGTAATAATTTAGGTAGTAATATGACATGGAGTGCTTTTGATTGCAGAGTATATTTTCAATTAGGAATAGTAACTCCCGCAGGCTCACAGGGAGGATGGACAGTATCGCAATATACACAGATAGGCATATATAATAGTACCTCTGGTAATCATGAGATAGTAGATAAAAGCTCTACCCCTTATGACGATACTAATCTCCCTTATTTTCAATTTAATAATATACCAAAAAATGGTAGTAAAACACAAACTTTTGGATTTAATTTTGAGAGAATAAGTACCGATGCAATATTAGCGGGAGAATTTAAAGTATCATTAGAATTACAAGCAGGGAGGCAATCACAAAACCCTGCATTTACATTTGCATTAAGTAATAAATCAGCAGTTGGTTTTGATCCTATCTCTGTACCCAAAACAGGAGGAGGTACAACAGATGTATCTACTTTTTTAGCTGTGAGAGATGCTAATAATCCAAGTACAGGATGGACACCAATCCATACTAATACTGCAACTTTAGATGTAGGCTTAGGAGCGTTTACTTTTCATGAAACTCCTAATCCTCAAAGTTTATGGACCGCTACCTATAATACACAGCATAATGTTGGGCTTGCCGCATATATAGGAATGTTTCAATTTACATCATGGGCTAATAATTCGGGATTAATTAATAATATACCTCCTAATGTAGGGGTATTAACATTTATAAATTCCACTACCTTATCTGCTGTTAATATAACAAGTACAGCAAGTGATAATGATACTTTTATTTATGATTTACAAGGGCTTCTATGGGGAGATACCCCAGCAACTACTGATACTGCTACATTAGAAGTGTGGGATGGTAGTGCTTGGGTATTTACAAACTATACAGGTAAATGGGGTAGAGATACAACAAGCGGTACAACAAGATTTGTTACTTTATTAATGGAAGAAATATTAAAAGGAGGCGCACATAGTTTAAAGAAAGCATCTATGGATTTAGTGATGTTAGAAAATGGAAAAACTAAATCAGATGGGAGCGGTACAAACCAATGGCAGTTTATATCTCCTGTTACCAAAATAAAAGAGAGCGACCCCCTAAACTTATCTTCTCATATAGAATATATAATGTTGAGAGGAGATTTTCATATAGCTCAAGATGAATGGAGTGGGGAGTGGATACAATTTGATAGAGATAACTCTTTAAGTGTAACATCTTCATTAACAGATGTAATTACTCCTTTACAAAATGTAATACAAGGCACTGGAGCGGGTATTAATTGTATAGGAGCATCACAAGGATATAATTTTAATAATTTAGGCTTAATGATAACTACTACCTCTGCTAATATAACAGCTGCTACACTAACAGAAATAGATATAAATAAAATAGGAGTAGCAGTATTAAAAAGCGGAGATTCTATATCTCTATTAGACCAATATAGCTCTATCGTTCAAACTTTAACTGTTAATGCCGACCAATCCGCAGATGATACTACTCTAACTATTACCTCTACTACATTTAGCACCTTAATACCTGCGGGAGCATTGATTTACATGACAAGAGCAGATTTAAAATCTCAAGTGGACCATAAAACAAGAGGTACTATTGCGGGAATGCCTGTTGATGCAGATGAGTTGGGATGCATAAAATATGATGCAGGAGATTCTGTTTATACCATAGATGCAGATACTATAATAGGGGTAGATTTAGATTATATAAAAATATTGCCAAGTGATTTCTTAGC